TTCATTACTATCTATAGATTTGATAACATGCTTCAACATGGTAGTTACAGATGCATCTCTTTTAAGTTTTTTCAAACCTTTTTCTTCTGTATCAATTTTCTTTTGAATTCCATGTGTCATCAATCCTACAACTACTGTGCGTTTAGATGCTGGCAATGTCAATGTTATTGATTGGGATTCTGCATCAACACCAGAATAATCTACTTCTTTGTCAATTAATTTAGTCAGGTCAACATTAATTGTCTGCTTATCACCAGAAGGTGTTTCCGTATCAAATTCATAATCTTTACCATAACCTAATACTCGAGCTGCGATCATAATTGCATTTTTATCGCCTACTAACAAATCATTATAATTAAACTTGGTAACAAGTAATGCCTGAAACAATTTATCTAGAACAACACCAGATTTGATATATGATTGATTAGTTAAGATATCTTCTTCCTTAGCAGTCATATATTTCATTTCAACATTACCTTTTGATAATGGATGATCTTTTGGATATAATTTACCACCAGATGGCAATTCAATTATTTCAGTTGGAAATTTTGATGTATCTGATTTTTCATCCGTTGTACCGGTTTCGTATTGTGCTATTGCCTTTGCCTTAAGATCGGCATCGCTCATTTGTTTTTTTGCTTTTGTTGGATATTCGTCGTTAACAGTTCCCATAATTCTCCTATAACCTTTTATTTTATATAAATATGTCAGACAGTAAAAAAGCCCCGCAAAGCGAGGCTTAATTTAATATTTATGAATTTCAATTAGAATTGAAGGATTGCATAATCATATTTCAAAGTCAATTCAATTTGAACTGGATCTTCTGTCGACCAATCCATATCTCCAAATGTTGCCGTTGATATGAAAGCACCTTTCAATGTCCACTCCTCTACTTTATCTCCTACAGGACCTAAAGTGTTAAAAGTGATATCTTTCTTATAAAAATCTGAATAACCATCTCTACCTGTTACAGATTCATGGTGTAGTCTTACCCACTCCATTACTGCTTGCGCTCCAGAAGGAACTACAGGGTCATATAAGGTTACTGTTACATCTTGCCATCTTGACTTGCCTTTTAACTTTCTCTCAACGTTGATGTGATCTAGAATAACCTCACCCTGGTCGATTGATGGTCTTGACGCTGCCTTGACAAGATATGAAGGAATCCCTTCAATATACATGATAAACCTATTTGCCATTTTAGGTTCATACGCCGTATAAAATATCTCGGTGGGATCTAATAATTCTGCCATCTATTTACTCCAATTAATTTGTCTATTTATTATAAATATGCTCATTCTTCTATTCTGGGAACGAAGCTCCGGTAGGTAATATGTTAAAGTCAATAATAATGAATTCAGCCGTCTTCGCAGGTTGCAAATAAATAGCCCCTCTCATCTCATTTCTATCAATTACATCTGGAGTATTATTTGTTTCATCCATTACAACTTTAAATGCAAACAAACCTTGTCTTTGTTGAACATTCTCAAAATAAGGATTCACTATTGATAAGAATCTATTTCTAGTCGCTGCCGTATTATTTTCAAATACCAAGAACTTAGTAGCCGATGCAACAAACTTCTTAGCAGTTATCAATAATCTTCTGACATTTACACGATCCAAAGCAGATGCTTTCTTTTGCAATGTTTTCTGTCCATATACAACTACACCTGTATTAGGGAAAGTTGCAATTGGATTCACTGCTGATTCATATAATGTATCTCTATTTGATTGAGTTAATTTTCTTTCTGTTTGAACAACTATATCCAATCCACCTCTGTTTAAACCAGCTGGTGCAAACCATGGTGCCGCTACTCTATCATTGAATGCATATACACTTGGTATCAATGTCGATGCTGGTACCCAAACATTTCTTCCTAGATCTACATCTGGAATTTTCAACCATGGCCAATATTCAGCAGCATAATTTGTATCTCTTGCTTCTGCCTTAGCAGCTGCTGTTGATAATGTTGCTCCATATTCTACAGGATCTATTAATAAGAATGCATCTGAACGATCTTCCATTGCTGTTAATGCTGTAGATAGTACTGCCGCATGGTTTGTAAAGTTATCAACTAATCCAGGTAATGCTAACAAGTTGATATCATATTCATCTTGATTCTTTAATAAGTAGATTGCATCATCATATGATGTTTTTGTTCCTGCGGTAGCTAAATTAAATCCTTGTGTATTTGTATTAGATATTTGATCATTAAATGCTCGAGGATGAACTACTGTCCCATCTGAGCCATCTGAAAATGTTCCAGAAACTGCTTGAGGTAAACTTCCTGACAAAGAACCATCTCTCACTTCACCATTAACATCTAAATAATTATATGTTGTTTTATCAACAGCTACTCTAACGTATTTTGATCTGTTTACAAATGAACCAGACGATTGAAGGAATGGATCTGTTGTTCCACTATCTTTCAATGTAAATGATTGATCACCAATTACACGAGCAATATAATTATTTGAATTAGGATCTAATGTCAAGTTATTATACTGTTCTAATATTGTTTTTCTTTTACTAGTATCATCACCACGTCTAATTAACAATGTAAATGTACCTTTTGTATCACTTACATTTGATACTTCCCATCTTAAGTTGTTAACAGAACCGGATGCTAATGAATTATTTGTTCCTTCTGGTCCTGCACTATTTTGATCAGCACCATCAGATAATGTTGTCAATGTAAATGAGTTACCAGGTGTTCCAGATGATGTTACAGAAGCTACTGCCGGTGAATATGATCCTGCCAAGACACGTACAACAGTTAATGTATCAGCATACTTCAAGTATTCCTGAGCCATATAATTTGTTAAATACTTATATGAATTTTCGGATGCTCCTGATCCACTACTAAATGCTCCACCAAATGTCTGTACGAAATCTGAGTAACTCGTAATTGTTGTTGGTATTCCAGCTGGACCTTTTTGTGTAGGTCCGATAACCGCTGCTCCTATTGCGGCAACACCTGCGGGTAAAAACGACTGATCAACTTCATTCGTAAATACACCAGGTGATACAATTCTTTCTGCCATTATTTTGCTCCTTAATTAAAAATCTTCAATTTCATATAAATATCTATTAGTAACGCCAAACCTGCATTAAGATGCAATAAATTCACCATTTTCAATATTAAGTGATCCGGCACCATATTTCTCTGTCAAATCATTGATTACTTGCTGTTCTTTACCTTGCAATGTAATATATTCTTTTTCCAGGTTTAACTTTGCTGTTTCCAATTCTGATAATCTTTTTTGTGTTATCATTATTTCCATTTCAATCTGTCCAAATTGAAAGATTAAATCGGTACTTTGATTACGCAATTCTTCAATAGACTGCATTTCTTCTTGTCCTAACTTTTTGCTTTCTGCCATAACTAATTCCTTTATTTTTGTTCATATATAAATATACTGTTAAATGCCATAACCACCGTTTATTTTATATGTATGGTTATATTATGAGGAGCTTTTTCATTACCTCCGAAGTATGGATATAGATAATATTTTCTGTATGTACCAGAATGTTTTCGATTTACTTTTACTTCGATACCATCTATTCTCATGATATAAGAGTCTTCAGTAAAAGTAATTGAATAATGATATGAAGTATTTAACTCTATTGTAGTTATGTTACCAAAACTAAAATCTCCATCTTCTCTTTTATACCATAGAATTTCAAGACTATCATTTAACCACCTCCAACCAAATCGTATTGAATTTTTTGTATGAGAGGTTCCATAGTCGCTGACTCCATACAGCTTATTTACATCATATTGATTAACCAAATCGTTAGAAATATATTGTGCTGATTCATCAAATATAGCTTCGAAACTTATATAATTACTTTTAGTTGTACAATATGCTGTATTAGAACGGTGTCGGCCTTCTTTTATTTTATAAATTCTATAACCTTGATCATCTATCTTTTTGCATGATAAGATGCATAAGATTAGAAAAAGAAAGTTAGCGTTTCGGAAAGAATCTCGCAGGTTCATTTTTTTTCTTTTTAAGAATTAATGGCCATTTATATCCAACATTGAGGAGATGTTTATATTCTCCTCTCCCTGAGTATCCAGTGCCTAGTTCGGTTGAAAATGTAAAAAATCCTTGTTCTTTGTGTTTTATGTGTACTTGTGTGTAAATCATAGCTGGGTTAAATCGTACTCCTAGTATTATAGTTACGTTTTCTCTACCACCCATATCGTAATAAGATCCTAAACCTATTTTTGCAGTCCAGATATCTGGAAAGCCTACACC